TTTTCATAATACTTCACCCTTTTCCACTAGTTTTTCTTTATTTTTGGTATTATATATTGTTAAAATTACTTCTTCTTCACCTTCTGCTAAAGCTTTAAACATAAATAGTGTTTTAGAATAAGCATCCTGAAGAGCCATATTTTTAACAGTAAAACTCATACTCTTATTAGATTCCTTATCTTTACTTGAATCCTTAAATTGTATTTGTATTTGTTCCGAGTTTAGTTTTTCTCCTATTATTGTAGCCATTTTATTTCCTCATATATTTATTAATATATTTTTTAATATATAAAGTAATATGTTAAAAATATATATTTATGAAGTTAGTTTTAACTTTGTTCCTACTTAGTTTTTTGTAAATATATATTTTTATAATAGTAATTTATATACTATAAAAAAATATATTATTATATACTTATTCATAATTATGGCAGTACTTCCTAAATTTACTAATATGTTTAAAAGAAATAGTAAAGCTCCTAGTAGTTTAACTAAAGATAGTTTTATTCAAAATATAGGTATTTATAAACCTAAGGGGGTTAATAATTCTAATAATTTACTTGCTATTTTTAAAGAACAAAAAGGTAAAGTATTAAAATCTAGAAAAAAAGGTTTTAAACAAAAAGGAGAATCTCACCCTTTTGATTTTAAAACAGCTACTGAAATTTATAAGAATTTTTCTATGGCCAGTGCCGTAATTGATAAGACAGTTGATTTTACTGTAGGGAGAGGATTTAATGTAGTTAGTGAAGACCCTAGAGCTGAAGAGTTAGTTAGACAATTTCTAAGAGATGTAAATTTTGATAATATATTAAGACAATTTCTAAGAGATTCCCTAATAACAGGTAATGGCTTTATTGAAATTGTAGGGGCTAAAGGTAAAACACCTGAAGGGTTAATAGTAAAGAACCCTGAGTATTTCTTTATAGAAACAGATGACGAAGGGGAATTGGAACAATATTGGCAAATATTACCTAACACTGGGCAAGAACCTACTGACTTCAAAAAATTTGAAATAGCTCATTTACCAATGAATAAGATTAGTGATAGTCCTTATGGTATAGGTATTATATGTCCTAATTTTGATATGATAGAAAGTTATATTAATAACACTTTGGAAAGAAATTTATTACTGAAAAGAAAAGCTAATTCTCCAATTCACGTAAAATTAGGTAATGCTCAAACTGGACAAATGCCAACTCAAGATGCTGTTGATTCTTATGGACAAAAGCTTGAGTGGTTAAGAAATAATCATGAATGGTGTACTGATGCTAATGTTGATATGAAAGTATTAGATTTTGGTAATGTGGGAGATAAGTTTAATTCTGCCTTAGAAGAAGATATGACAATGTTAATATATGGTTTCCAAATGCCAGAAGCTATAATGGGTAAAGGTAATATTTCCGAAGGTTTAGGAAAAATAAATATGGAAACTTTACAGAGAAGAATTTTTAGTATTCAAACACAGGCAGAAAAAGTTATTGAAAATCAAATCTTTAGAAGAGTTGTTCAGGCTAATGGATTAAATGCTCATGTCGAAATGATTTGGGGTACACCAACTGAAGAAGATAAACGTCAAGAGATTGATAAGATAACCGAGTTATTGAAAAATCCATTCTTAGCAACTAAATTAAGAGTTGAATTAGAAAAAAGATTATCTGATTTAATGGAATTAAATGTAGCTGAGGATATAGAAGTGGAACGAGAAAAAGAAAAAGACCAACCACTACCAGTAGTTCCGGGTAGTAATAATCCTAAGGCTGTACCCGCCCAACCCAAAGAAAATTTAGATGAAAAACATTCTGAACATTTAACTTGTAGATGCCATACTAAAGAAAACTTTTTAGATGAGGCTATAAAAATTGATGACCTTGACTTAACAGTAAAAGAATGGGTTGAGTTTGACTATACAGAATACCAAGATGAAATACAATCTTTTTTGAGTTCTAAAGATTTTGAAAGTAGACAATATACAGGATTTAAATTCGTTCCTGGTACTAATCAACAAGAATGGATTGAACAAGAGATAAGATATAAGTTAAGTGATTCATTAAGTGAAGGGCAAGTGGGGAAATTAAGAAAAACTTTAAAGTTGGGCTTTAAAGAAGGCCAAAGTATACGAGAAATTTCAAATAATATTCTTAATGAAGTAAAACCTGAAGAATTAAAAGTTAAAGTTCCAGATGTCACAGATGATAATGGTAAATTAATTAGGAAAGGTTACGAATTTAAAGTGCAACCAAATACAAGGAGCGTTATGATGGCTCGTACTGAAACAGTTAGAGCGGCTAATCAAGGAGCGTTAAAACAATATAAAAATCATGGTATAGAAGAAGTTTCATGGGTTTCAAGTCCAAGTGAAAGAACTTGTGAATTTTGTATAGCTCAACAAGGGAAAGTAATGAAATTGTCGGAAGCCCAAGAGATGATACCCGCGCATATTTCATGCCGATGCACTTGGATTCCTAAAATAGTTTAGGTGATTAAATGACACAATTAGATTTACATTGCGCTTACCACAAAGACGTGATTGGCGTTGTTTTGATTAATAATAAAGTTCTATGTAGCGGTTGCTTAAAAAAATTATGGTTAAAACAGCAGGAAGATGAACAAAAAAAACTAGACGAGGTTTTAAGTAACAATGCTTAATAAAAATACTAGTATATTTATTTGTCCTAGATGTAATAAAAGAGTGTATAGGCAACCTAATACAGGGGATTTAACTCATGAGTGTAATAGTGGCAATCCCACGTTAGATAATGAAAATGTAGTAATAATAGGTGATTGGATTGATTATAGTGGTAGTGGCGAGACTTACCCATCAGTACTTAGTTCTTTAGGTTTGGGTAGAAGTAATTTTGGTATGAATTCTTTTGTACGTGGTGAGAAAGATTTTAAAAGAACCCATCGCGGTAAGAGAGCGTCTACACACAGGCAGAGACCACATATAAAATATTTTGAATTTAAATAAATAAAAAAAGAGGTAGAATAAAATGGGTAAATTAAAAAAAGATACAAAAGACGGGTTAGAACAAGATAGTGTTTCCAAAGTTATAACGGATATTGTTAAAGAGAAAACAATTGTTAACGACGTTCCAGTGTTTAGTAAGGAAGTTAAAAAAGATGTTGTTAAAGAAGATAAAGAAGCAATAGTTGAAGTAGAAGAAGTTAAGAAAGAAGAGGTAGTTGATATAACTATTCCTCATTGTCATAACTGTGGTAAATTAATGATAAAAATTAAGGACGTTATTAATGAAAAAGTATACAGGTGCAACGACTGTAACTTAACTTTAGCGATACAATAATAAATATATTTTTTTATATATTTTTTTATATATTAAAATAATTTTATAAATATATATTTTAATAATAGTAATTTAAATACTATAAAAATATATTTATATTTATAGTAGAGGATTTAAAATGTCTAAAAACGAAATGAAAGAATGGAATAAAATTAATTTCTCAACACCTGTTGAAGTATTTAAGGAAGACTTAAAAAATTCAGAAGCTACAGAAGGTTTTGAAAAAGGAAAATTTATAATTAAAGGCATTGCAATTAATGCTACTTTAACAAGAAACGGTGTAGAATACCCTGCTGAAGAATTAAAAAAATCAGCTAAAACATTAAATAAAAAACCAGTTCTAAAAGACCACGAAGCCAAAATAGATAATATTGTAGGACGTACTATAAAGAGTACTTATAATGATGCCGAAGAAAGAATAGATTTTGAGGCTCAAATAATGGACCCTAAAATGCAACAAATGCTTGATGATGGTAGAATAACTAATGTAAGTATTGGTGCTATGGTAGAAAGTATAGAAGAAGTAGAAGAAGTAGAAGAAAAAGATAAATTCTTTTTGCGTGCAAGAGGAATTGAATTCTTAGAATTATCTTTAGTACCAGTACCAGGAGACCCCGGTGCAACTATAGGACAGGCATTAACAGAAGCCTTTAAGTTAAAAAAAGAAAATGATAATACTAAAAAGGACATCGTAGAAACTACAGAGAATACTAAAGAGAATACTAAAGAGACTACTAAAGAGACTACAGAGGTTGACGACGATGAAACTGAAAAAGTAAATGAAGAAGAATCCTTAAAAAATAAAAAAGTAAAAAACGAGGAAATTAAAATGGAAGAAGAAAAGTTAAAAGCTTTAGAAGCTGAAAAAGCTAAAGAAATTGAAAGAGCTACTACTCTCGAAGCTGAAAATGCAAAGCTAAAAGAACAACTTGATGCTATTGCTAAGTCAGAATTTGATAAGTCAGTTAGTGAATATACTTCTTTAGCAGAAGAATTGAAAGTTGAAGTTGTTAAAACTGAAGGACTTTCAAAAGAATCTGTTGACGGTATGACTTCTAACCTTAATGCTATGAAAGAAGCTATGAAGGTTAAGGAAGACGCAGAAGCAGAAGCAGAAGCCCCTAAAGAGGAACCTAAGGAAGAGCCTAAGGTAGAACCAGAAGCCCCTAAGGAAGAACCTAAGGAAGAACCTAAGGAAGAACCAAAGGAAGAACCTAAAGAGGAAAAAATGAAACCAAAAAGTAAAGTAGAAAAGAAAGACATTGACGAAGAGAATACAATTAATGAGTATTCACTTGAGAAAGTTGGTACAGGCTATGCCCTGTTCAAAGAATAAGGAGGTAATGAAAAATGGCTAACTCAGCAGGATTAGTAAACATATTTGATGGCGGATGTCCACGAATTATAGGTGGAAAAGCTAGAGCAGATACAAGCGGTGGCGAATTTATGTACGCCTCTGGAGCAGATAATTCAGTAAGTTCAGGAATTAATAGCTTCGCAACAACAGATTTATTATTTGCAAACGACGCTTCAGGCGGAGAAGTTAATGGTGTCGCAGTTTTTAATGTTGATAGTGGTGGAGATGTTGCTGTTATGACAAGAGGAGCAATAATTGCAGTAGCAAATGGTGCTGTTACACCAGGACAAGTTGTCGGTGTTGACGGAAGTAACGCAATTGCAAACGCAGGTTCTGTCGACGGAAATTTAGCTCATCAGCGAATAGTTGGAAGAGCATTAACAGGAGCAGCTTCAGGTGGACACGCAATAGTGCATCTGAACTTATAAGGAGGATAATAAAATGAGTCTAGTAAATATAAAAGAACTTTTGTCCACTAATACTGGTACAGAAGGCTCATTACTTATTGTAAGAAAAATTCACGATACAATAATTGATGAAGCACAAAAAGCATTAATCCCACGGGATGAAGCGTCTTTAACACTCGGACCTTCTGATATTACTGGTAGTTCATACGACCTTAATAGATTAACGCCTAATACAATGTCAGCAAGATTAATTCCAGAAGGAACTGATATTGCTATCGACCAAGTTGAATATACTAATTTAAACATTAAACCTAAAAAGTATGGTGTTGCAATTAGAATAACTAGAGAATTAATGGAAGATTCTAAATTTAATATCTTACAGAACCAAATAGGTTTTGCAGGTAAAAGATTAGCTGAAAACGAAAATACTTTAGTTATTACAGCTTTAGATACAGCAGCTAATACCGTATCTGGTGGAGTAGCAATAACAATTGCTAACATTACAAGAGCTATGCAATATGTTGAAGAAGCAGATTATGAAGCTACAAGTTTATTTGTTGGAACAGAAGTTGCAAACGATATAAGAAGTATCGATACTTTTACCGAAGTAAGTAAGTTTGGAAGTAATGAAATGCTATCTAAAGGTTTTGTTGGAACAATACTTGGAATGAAAGTTATGAGAGTTTCTACTAATGCAGGAATGACAACAACTAGTTCTTATGTAACAGATAAGACACAAGCTTATGTTATTGCAGAAAAGAGACCTATAACTGTAGAAGGGTTTATGTTACCAGCATACGATATGGAAGCAGCAAGTATTACGCAAAGAATTGCAGTAAGTGCATTAAGAACCAGTGCAATTGCAAAGATTACGACTTCTTAAGGAAGTTAATTTTTTTTATTTTTATTATTTTAGTATAATAAACCCTTAGAAGAGAGAGAAAAAAGAGGTAAGAAATATGCAATCATGGCAAGATAAACAAGTTCAATATCAAGGTTCTAACAGAATGTTTCATTCTGGTTGTTCATATAATTCTGGAGCAAAATGGAACTGGGTAGGATTTTCAGGAACAGATACAGGTTTCGGAACTCATGGTAACGAAGAATGTAATCGTTTCGCAATAGCAAGTTCTGGTAATAGCATAGGCCAATTAAGTTTTAATAGTGGGACATCAATTCATTCTAATATTTATGCTGTCGATTCATTATTATTTGATGGTATGATGGTGAGTGGTTGTTGGTTAAGAACTTCAGTAGCATCACAAAAATTTAGAGTGTGGGGTTGGTAAAATGAGTTTTATACGACAAAAGGCTTCAAATACAATAGTTTTAGGAGAAAACGAAGAATGGACTATAAAAGATTATAGAGGATTTACCGTTGCTCAAATTACTGAAACTGGTGATATTAAAAGAAAAGGAAAGGATGTGAAATTATGAAAAAAACAATCCTAATAACAATAATGATAATAATATTTTGTGCATCGTTAGCATCCGCAACAATAACTTATACATTAAATTCACCTGATAATTTATATGCTACAACTAGCACAAGTGTAACGTTAGATTGGAATGCAACAAGTGATGATACAACACAACCCACCGGTATGACAACTTGGGTGTATTTAAGCGAAGTTAATAATGATACAGCTGTATATAACACATCAGTATTAATTACTAATACTACATGGGGTAATACTACAACAATAACAAGTCTTGCGGAAGGGTTTTATTCTTGGTACCTAATTACTAATGATAGTGATGGTAATACAACTTCATTGTCAAGATGGTTTGAAATAAGGGGGAGTGCTAATGAATCCGACTTCCGATGGGAGAACGAAACAGGTTTTCTTGCTATGAAATTAAATGCTGATAATGGTAACTTAAATGTTTATGGTATTTTAGCTGCTTTAAATTTATCAGGTAATGTAACTTGGTCTGATATTTATGGTTTTCCAAGTGCTTGCCCAGCTGGTACTTATTTAACACAATTAGATGATAGTGTAACTTGTACAGCTTTAACAAATGCTACAGGAGATTTTAATGTTGTAGGTAATTTAACAGTTGAAGGAAATGCTGGTTTT